GATAAGTTCTGGACTTGCTGCTATGGCTTGCAATAAAAATAAGTATTCACCAGTATATAGAACACAGAGGAGAAAAGTGCAATTATCTTTTAACCGATATGACAACAACGGAAGTATTTCAAAAATAATAAAATAAATGATTTATACTAACACAAATAGTTCTTTCCCTAGTCAGGTAGTACCAGACGCAGAAAAGCAAACCTTAGAATATGGTTATGCTGTAGGTAGAGCCATTGAAGATGAATGGTTCAAAGGCGATAGAGGTACAAACGTCGGTGGTAGATTTGCAGGTAATTGGCAATACTTTCACAAGTTAAGACTCTACGCAAGAGGAGAACAGTCTGTGCAAAAATATAAAGATGAGTTATCTATAAACGGTGACTTAAGCTACTTAAACCTAGACTGGAAACCTGTAGCGGTGTTATCTAAGTTTGTTGACATTGTTGTTAACGGTATGACAGATAAAGGTTATGAGATAAAATCATTTGCATCAGATCCGTTTGCTGTAAAAGAAAGAACACAGCATGCCACTGATTTAGCTGAAGATGCTTTTTCACAAAACCTTATACAAGAAGCTCAACAGAATTTTGGTATTGATTTAAGTAGAACTAACGTACCTAAAGATCAGCTACCTAAAAGTAAAGAAGAGCTAGAGTTACATATGCAGTTAACATATAAGCAAGCTGTAGAAATAGCAGAAGAAGAGCTTATAAATAATGTATTAGATTATAATAAATACGAAGAGGTTAAGAAAAGAGTAGCATACGATTTAGTTGTACTAGGTATAGGTGCTAGTAAAACTGATTTTAATCTAGCTAATGGAGTTACTGTTGATTATGTAGATCCAGTTAATCTAGTACACTCTTACACAGAAGATCCAAACTTTGAGGATATATACTACGTAGGAGAAGTTAAAAGTGTACCGTTGGAAGAAGTTAAAAAACAATTTCCGAACCTAACAGATGAAGATCTTATAGAGATACAGCGTTATCCAGGTGATTCAACTAGAACCAGGAATTTTAACGGTCAAGATAGTAATAACGATAATGTTCAAGTTTTATACTTTGAATACAAAACATATAGTAATCAAGTATTTAAAATAAAGCAAACAGATCAAGGTCTTGAAAAAGCTTTACAAAAGGACGATACATTTGATCCGCCTGAGAGTGATAACTTCAATAAAGTAAGTAGATCTATAGAAGTATTATATAGCGGTGCTAAGATATTAGGTTACGAAAAGATGCTTAAGTGGGAGTTAGCAGAAAATATGACTAGACCTTTTAGTGATCAAACTAGGGTTAATATGAATTATACTATATCTGCTCCTAGAATGTACAAAGGTAGAGTTGAGAGTATAGTAAGTAAAACTATAGGTTTTGCTGATATGATACAGTTGACTCACTTAAAGATACAACAAGTGTTAGCACGTATGGTACCAGATGGTGTTTTTGTAGATGTTGACGGATTAGCTGAAGTTGATCTTGGTAATGGAACAAATTATAATCCACAGGAAGCACTTAATATGTATTTCCAAACTGGTAGTATAGTTGGTAGATCATTAACACAAGATGGTGATCCTAACAGAGCTAAAGTACCAATACAAGAATTACAAACATCGTCAGGTATGAGCAAGATACAAGCGCTTATACAAACTTATCAATACTACTTACAGATGATAAGAGATGTGACAGGGCTTAATGAAGCTAGAGACGGTAGTCAACCGGCAAAAGATTCTTTAGTTGGTTTACAGAAACTAGCCGCAGCTGCATCAAATACAGCAACAAAGCATATACTTCAATCATTAATGTATATCACTGTTAGAATATGTGAGAATATAAGTCTAAGAGCGGCGGATATGTTAAACTTCCCTTTAACTAAGAACGCTTTAATGAATTCTATAAGTAGCTTTAATGTTAATACACTAGAGCAGATTGAAAAATTAAACATGCATGAGTTCGGTATATTTTTAGATCTAGAGCCTGATGAAGAAGAAAGACAAATGTTAGAAAGAAATATACAAATAGCGTTACAGTCTGGAGGTATTGATCTTGAAGATGTTATAGATTTAAGACAGATATCCAATATTAAGTTAGCAAATCAAATGCTTAAAATAAAACGTAAGCAAAAGATGGAGGCTGATAGGCAGGCTCAAATGCAAAACATACAAGCTCAAGCTCAAGCAAATGCCGAAGGTGCTGAAAAAGCCGCTATGGCTGAGGTTCAGAAACAACAAGCGTTAGCTCAAACAACACTTCAAATAGAACAGGGTAAGTCTCAGTTTGAAATGCAACGTATGCAGACTGAAGCTCAAATCAAGAAAGAGCTTATGGCTGAAGAGTTTAACTACAATATTCAATTAGCGAAAGCTAGAGCTGAGGCTGAAAAAGGAAAAGAAAAAGATATAGAAGATCGTAAGGACGAAAGAACTAGAATACAAGCTACACAACAATCAGAGCTTATAGCGCAACGTCAGAACGATGAACTACCTAAGAATTTTGAGTCGTCAGGTTTTGACTCACTAGGCGGATTTGGATTAGAACAATTCGACCCTAGAATAAAAAAACTTTATTAATTTTATATTATTATATTATGTCAGAACAAACAGTAAAACAAGAGGGTGAATTTAAATTAAAGAAAAAAAAGACACCTAAGAAATTAGCTACACCAGAGAATAATATCACTAAGGTTAGCATGAAAGAACCTTTGATTGAAACAGAGCCAGAGGTTACAAAAGTAGTTATCAAGGAAGAAAAAGAAGTACCAGTTGTTGAAGAAACAGTGGTAGCCGACGAAGAATCTAACTCACCTATACAATTAGTTGAAGAGGTTGAGGAAGAAGTTAAAGAGGTGGAGGCTGAATACAAAGAAGCTATTAGAGATGAAAAAGTAATTGGCAAGCCCTTACCAGAAAACATCGAAAAGCTAGTTTCTTTTATGGAGGAAACAGGTGGTAATATAAACGACTATGTTAGACTTAACGCTGATTACTCTAATGTTGATAACGAAACATTATTAAAAGAATACTATAAACAAACGAAGCCTTATTTAGAAGGTGACGATATAAGTCTTATGCTAGAAGATTTTTCATACGATGAAGACATTGACGAGCAGAGGGATATACGCAAGAAAAAACTTGCATTTAAAGAAGAAGTTGCAAAAGCTAGAAACTTTTTAGAGGAAACAAAGAGTAAATACTACGATGAGATCAAGTTGAGACCAGGCGTAACTCAAGACCAACAAAAAGCCACTGACTTTTTTAACCGATATAATGAAGAGCAGAAAGCTGGTAAAGCAAAACACTCGGAATTTTTAAAACGTACTAATGAATTATTAACTAACGACTTCAAAGGTTTTGATTTTAATGTTGGTGAAAGTAAATTCAGGTACAGTGTAAAAAATCCACAAAAGGTAGCAGAAGCACAATCTGATATCTCTAACTTCATTGGGACGTTCCTAAATGATAAAGGAGAGGTAAAAGATACTAAAGGTTACCACAAAGCTTTATATGCTGCTAGAAACGCTGATACAATAGCACAACATTTTTATGAGCAAGGCAAAGCCGATGCTGTTAGAGATGTTATGATTAAATCAAAAAACATTTCAACTGAACCTAGGAAAACTAGTGGCGGTGATGTGTTTATTAATGGTTTAAAAGTTAAAGCTATTTCTGGTGCTGATTCTTCAAAATTAAAGATAAAAACAAGAAAATTTAACTAACAAAATTAAACAAAATGAGTTTAACTCCACAATTTGGTTCATTGAAACCATCTCAAAAACAAGAAATTTTAGATAGCAATTATCTAAAGTTTAACGACGGTGCTAACGGAACAGACACTTTCGCACAACAATACTTACCAGAGATCTACGAACAAGAAGTAGAGCGTTACGGAAACAGAACATTATCTGGATTCTTAAGAATGGTAGGGGCAGAAATGCCAATGACTTCTGATCAAGTAATTTGGTCTGAGCAAAACAGATTACACATCTCTTACGAAGAATGTACTAGTGGTGTATCAGGAACAACAAGTACAATTACTATTCCTGTTGCTTTAACTCCAGCTGATCCTAAAGATTATGTTGCTAACGTTGTATCTCCTGGAGCTACTATCGTTGCTATGGATTCAACAGGATTCGAAATAAAGGCTGTTGTAATTTCATCTAACTTAACAACTGGAGCTTTAGTTGTAAGTCCTTACAGCGCAGCTACTATAGCTGGTTTAGCCACTACAGGTGTTAAAATATTTGTATTTGGATCTGAATATGGAAAAGGTTCATCTACACCTAACTCCACTGTAAATGCTGGAGCTGCTGACGGATATGTATCTGTTGAGCCTTCTTTCACTCAATTCTCTAACTCACCAATTATTATCAGAAATAAATACGTTGTAAACGGATCTGATATGGCTCAAATCGGTTGGGTAGAAGTTGCTACTGAAGACGGAACATCTGGATATTTATGGTACTTAAAAGCTGAATCTGAAACAAGATTACGTTTTGAAGACTACCTAGAAATGTCTGTAGTAGAAGGAGAAAAAGCTACAGGTACTGGAGCTGGATCTGCTGCTAATGCTGGTTACAAAGGTACTCAAGGTTTATTTGCTGCTATCGAAGATAGAGGTAATGTAAACGTAGGATTCACTGCTTCTGCAGGTCTTGACACTTTCGATGACATCTTGAAAAACTTAGATACTCAAGGAGCTATTGAAGAAAACATGTTATTCTTACAAAGACAAACGTCTTTAGATTTTGACGATATGTTAGCTGCAATCTCTGGAGGTGCTCAAGGTGGTACTGCTTATGGATTATTTGAAAACTCTGAAGAAATGGCATTGAACTTAGGTTTCTCTGGATTCAGAAGAGGTTCTTATGACTTCTACAAGACTGACTGGAAATACTTAAACGATGCTTCTACTCGTGGAGCTATGACTGGAACTTCTTCTATCGAAGGTGTATTAGTACCAGCTGGAACTTCTACGGTTTATGATCAAGTATTAGGTACAAACATTAGACGTCCTTTCTTACACGTAAGATATAGAGCTTCTCAAGCAAATGACAGAAGAATGAAGCAATGGGTTACTGGTTCTGCTGGTGGTGCTGCTACATCTGATCTAGATGCTATGGAAGTAAACTTCTTATCTGAAAGATGTTTATGTGTACAAGGTGCTAACAACTTTGTATTATTCAAAGGAATCTAATTGATTCAACAAATGTAATTCTTACCCTCGTTGGACTGACGGGGGTAATTATTACCCTTATAAACTATTTAATTATATTATATTATGGCTGCAAAAAAAGCACCAGCAAATAAAGTTGAGGTTGCTCCTCAGCAAAAAGTAGTAGTAAAAACTCCTACAAAAACACAACCAGCTAAACCAAGTTGGGAAATAAAAGATAGAACATATATATTAAACTCTAACAAATCACCATTAACATTTACAATACCCAGCAAACATACTTCAAAACATGCTTTACTGTATTTTGATAAAGATAGTCGTGAACAAAAAGAAATAAGATATGCAACAAACCAACCTTCGCCATTTGTAAAAGAGCAACAAGGTGAAGCAACCTTAGGTCACATTATATTTAAGGACGGTGCGTTATTTGTTCCAAAAGAAAAACAAAATCTTCAAAAGATATTATCTCTATATCACCCCTTGAAAAACAGATTATATAACGAATTAGATCAAGTTGAAATAGCAGAAGATGAATTAGATATATTAGAGCTACAGATTGATGCTTTAAATGCTGCTAGAGGTATGGATATAGACCATGCTGAAGCAATATTAAGGGTTGAGTTAGGATCTAAGGTATCTAAGATGAGTTCTAAGGAGCTTAAAAGAGACTTGCTACTGTTTGCAAAGATGAGTCCAGGTTTGTTCCTAGATTTAGCTAATGATGAGAACGTGCAATTAAGGAATTTTGCAATACAAGCTACCGAGGCTGGTATCATAAGATTATCAGATGATCAAAGATACTTCACTTGGGCTAGCAACGGAAGAAAACTAATGGAGGTTCCTTTCGATGAAAATCCTTATTCAGCATTTGCATACTTCTTAAAAACAGATGAAGGTGTTGAAATTTATAAATCTATAGATAAAAAGATTAATTAACAGGTAATAATATATAGGGGCGGGTAAAACCGCTCCATATATTTAAATATAAAATAATGGCAATAAACGTAAATACTGTATATCAAACCGTTTTATTAATACTAAACAAAGAGCAGCGTGGATATATGACACCTGTAGAGTATAATAGAATAGCCACACAATCACAACTTGATATATTCGAGCAATACTTCGAAGATTTAAACCAGCAGTTACGAGTGCCACAAGTCGATCTAGATTACTCAGATAGACAATTAAACATAGACGAGAAAATATCTCCGTTTAAAACATTTGGTGATTGTACATATAGCGCTGGAACTTGGCAGTTACCAGCTACAGACACTTACTCAAACACAATATTATATAATGGTCAAGAGCCTAGCGCCGGTCAAGTTTCCTTCTATAAATTAGGGACTGTGACATACAATCCTTCACTTGGATTACCAGTAGAGCTACAAAGGTTACCACGTAGCGAGTTTTACAATATAGAAAAATCACCATTAACAGCATCGACAAAAGACTTTCCTACTTACTTATACGAAAATAAAAAACTATATGTTAGACCAACTAGCATAAATCAAATTGGTAATATAACCGTAGATTTCTTAAGAAAGCCTAAAAATATAGTATGGGCGTTTACTGTAGGAGCACAAGGTCAATATGTTTACGATTCTGCAAGTTCTCAAAACTTTGAACTACAAGAATCTGAGCAGACTAGGCTTATATTAAAGATACTACTATATGCTGGTATAATAATAAGAGATCCTCAAATAGTACAAGCAGCGGCTAGTGAAGTACAACAAAACGAAATAAATCAAAAAAGCTAATAAGATATGCCCTTACCAAATGGTGGTTTAATAACCGAAAACAATAGACAATACTACGAAGGCGCACAAAGTTTTTCAGGTAATAACGGTGGTGATTCTGGGCAAAGCTTTACCACTAATTTTGATACTGATCTAGTATTTTACTCAACTGTAACGACTGATCCTCAATATGCTTTAAACAATTTTAAAGTTTATGTTAGTCCAACTGGTGTTGGTGGTAGTTTTACAGAGGTTACATCTTACACTGTATCAAACAATACAGTTACTATAGGAGTCGGTATACCATCAGATGCAACTGTAATTGTTCAGTTGAAAAGATTAGATGGTGGAGTATATGGTAATACAGCATCTGACAAAGCTTACGGAAATACTACTGAAGACAACTATGGATCTTATAGCTATATTAAACTTAACGATGTTATAAACAACTTTATAGTTGCTTACGTTGGTAACGGTAAGTTAATACCAAGTTGCAAAAGAACAGATATTATATTTCACGCTAAACGTGCAATGCAGGAATTTAGCTACGATACATTGAGAAGTATAAACTCTCAAGAATTAACGATACCAAATAGCTTAAGTATTATAATTCCTCAAGATTATGTTAATTATGTTAGCATGTCTTGGTATGATAGTCAAGGTATCGCTCATAAAATATACCCAACAAAACTTACCACAAATCCATATCAAACACCTGTACAAGACGGTGAAGGTCAACCAACTCAAGATGCTAATAGCAACAATATAGAAGGTACTTCAGTTGTAGAGGAGAGATGGAAAACTAACTTCTACAAAAATGATAGAAATGTAAATGTAGACGACGTACTTGCAAATGGTCCTTATGGAAGTGGTTTTAGTCATGGCTACGGAGGCGTTTATGGATTAGATCCTCAATACGCAAACGCTAATGGCTGGTTTACTATAAACGACAGAGAAGGTAAATTCTCTTTCTCTTCCAACTTGGTTGATAAACTAATAGTATTAGAATATGTGTCTGATGGTTTATCTTCTAGTTTAGACACTAGAGTACCTAAAATGGCTGAAGAAGCTATGTATGCTTATATATCGCATGCTATAATCTCTACTAGAATAAATCAACCAGAGTATATAGTACAGAGACTTAAAAAGGAAAAGTCTGCAAAACTTAGAAATGCAAAGATAAGATTATCTAACATTAAACTTGATGAAATAGTTCAAACAATGAGAGGTAAATCTAAATGGTTAAAACACTAGAATTAAATGGCTGAAGTTAAAAATGCTTTTATCAAGTCCAAAATGAATAAGGACTTAGATGCTAGACTCATACCAAACGGTGAATATAGAGACGCTAACAATATACAGGTTAGTAAATCTCAAGGTGAAGACGTTGGTGCTTTAGAAAACATATTTGGTAATGCTGTAGCTGTAAACGGTGATTTTGGTGCTGATGCTGGCAGCGATAACTTAACTTGCATAGGCTATGTTGTTGATGATTCTAGTAATTTAATATATTTATTCTTCACAGACTATACAGATTCCTACGCTTCAGGTGTTTCTACATATAATGAAAGTGCTAAAAACTTTATATATTCATACAACGTATCAAGTGGACAAAAAAACAAACTTGTTCAAGGCTCTTTTTTAAACTTCTCTACTAACAGACCTATTATAGGTGTAAATATTTTAGAAAATTTACTATTCTGGACAGATAATAGAAATCAACCTAGAAAAATAAACACAACTTTAGCAAATCCATCTGAACTTACAGATCCAGTATATTACGTTAATGAGGATCAAATATCTGTAGCTAAATATAATCCTTATCAATCAATAGAGCTATTCAAACCAAGCGAAACTACTGGAGTAACAACAGTAACTACAAATGCAACAGCTACTGTTACAGATAGCAAAACGTTCTCCGTGGCTGATGCGACTGGAATAAGCTCTGGTTTAGGTGTTACTGGCTTAGAAATAGCAACTAATACATATGTCACAGCTGTTAATGGTTTAGATATAACAGTTAATAAACCTCAAACCATATCTTCAACCTCAGAAAATATTAATTTTGTAGGTTTAGAAACTACAATGTATGATAATTTCAGTGAGCTACTACCTAGCTTAGGAACTTCTTACGTGGACGATGCGGCTGTAGTAAATACAGATACTTTTGATATTGATAAAGTTCAAGGTTTTATAAGCCCTGGCGATGTTGTCACCGGTGGGGGTATTGTTGCTGGCACTACAGTTGTTAGTTTTACTCCGGGAGCTGCGAGTGATGAAGGTGAATTAGTTGTTAGTCAAAATCAAACACTACTAGATGATAATCAATTATTTTTTCATAAAGAAAACCCCTATTATGAGCAAGATTTTCCAGGTGATCCTCAATACCTAGAAGATAAATTTATTAGATTTAGCTATAGATTTAGATTTGTTGATGGTGAATACTCTATATTAGCTCCTTTTACTCAAGAAGCATTTATACCTAAACAAGATGGTTATTTTATATTTGGTGATGAGCAGCAAACACCTGTTAGTACTATTGTTGGCTTTATGGAAAATAAAGTAAACAAGATAGATCTACAGATACCTCTTCCGTCTGCGGTTGATGACTTATCTTCTAGTTATTTAATAACAGACATAGATATTATATATAAAGAATCAGACTCTACGGCTGTTAGGGTTATTGAAACAATACCTGTTTCACAGATACAAGGAAATGAAAACGTACTTAATTATACTTATTTATCACAAAAACCTTATAAAACTCTTCCAAGTGACGAAATAATAAGGGTTTATGATAAAATACCAGTAAAAGCTTTAAGTCAGGAAGTTTCCAGCAATAGAGTTATTTATGGTAATTTTCAAGATAAACACACACCGCCTAACTTTATAGATTACCAAGTTGCTGCATCTACTAAAGCACAAGTTTCATCGGTTGGATCATCTCTAACAACTGTAGAATATCCAAATCACAACTTAAAAGAAAACAGAAACTATCAAGTTGGAGTTGTTTTATCAGATAAATTTGGTAGACAATCAACGGTTATATTATCTAACAACGTTGGTGAAGCTAGTGCTGGTGGTTTTGGAGCCGACACAGTTTATTTACCATATAACCCAAATAACAATTCTATAGATTTTTCAGGAAACTCCATTAAAATGTTATTTAACTCAATACTTAGTGGTGTTGGTATAGACAGGAACGAAACAACTGGTACACCTGGTTTGTATAATTCAGATGTAACTAGTCTTGATTATAATCCACTTGGATGGTATTCTTACAAGATAGTTGTAAAACAAACAGAACAAGACTATTACAACGTATATACTGCTGGAGCTATGAAAGGTCTACCGTATTATAACACTGGAAGTATACCGCTAAGAGATGAAAACGCTACATTTATAACACTTTTAAACGACAACATAAATAAAATACCAAGAGATTTATCAGAAGTAGGTGCTCAAGATAAACAATTTAGAAGCTCTGTTCAGCTATTTGGTAGAGTTGAAAACACAGCGTCAGAATTTAACACTGTTGGTAGTAAACAGTATTTTCCAGAAAGAAAATCTTTTACTGTAAACCAAATAGAAGACTTATTTGATTCTTTCGACGTACTTCAATTTTATGGCCAAGGAGGTACCGATATTATACCAGTAACTGATCCTAACAGCCCTTACTATGCTTTCTTTAGATCAGAATCAAATCCTTTTGTGGCAGAGTTTGTTACATCTAATGTAGTAGAAGATCAATTTGGTTTAATAAATTTACCATACGTACCAAACCAAACATATCAAAGGTTTGAAAATATAAATATATTCGAAACAAAACCTACAGAATCAAGATTAGATATATATTGGGAAACTTCAACATCAGGCTTAATATCTGATTTAAACATAGCAATAGCATCACAAGGTAGTCCTCAAGCAGCTCAGATCGTTGATTGGCAATATAATCATTCTGAAGCGAACGGACCTGGAGATGATATAACTACTAATTTCAAGTTTATAGATATACTAGGTAACGATATAGCTAGCTTCGATAGTATTGTAATGACGGTTACCGATGATGCTCTTGAAGACGTAACATCTAAGTTTACTCTTATAGATAACCTAGACGGTACATTTAAGGTACAAGTAGCTGTTGGTGAATACTTCTTATACAAAACAAATACACCTGCTAATATTTTTGACTACAAATTTGTTACAGTAGTAAACCCGGGAGACGCTCAAAATACTGTTTCTATGTTTAATCAACCATTGATAAATATAACACCAACTATAACGAACGTTATACCTAATAATGAAATAGAAGTTTTTGGATTTGGTGGTTCAATAGTAATACAAACAATAACAGGTATTAATGGATCTAACGCTAGTGGAAATAGACAAGGAGATAATTTAACATACTCTATAGAGTGGAGTCGGGGTGTTGGGGTTTTTGAAATACAAAACGGTACAACTGTAGTAAATACTAATCCTTTCACGGGTACAACTCCAGGATTTGACAGTAGCTTCTCTCTAGTGGTGTCTGACAATGGTAGCCCAATTAACTTAGTTAGTAGAAGAAAGTTTTTTGTTAAATTTACTCCAATACCTTAAAGTAATTTACATAATAAACAAGTAATAATAAAACAATGGCAGCAACTATAGAAGTAAAATATTTTAATTCTTTTCTTTTGAAAAAGACAGTACTTCATGCTCCAGTCAATATACAAACGGCTAAAGGAATTGTATCAGCCGCATGGAATGGATCTACAGGTGTGCCGGATGGCTTGGCTGGTTCTTTTCCACAAAACCCTACTGGTACTTGGCCTAATGGTGGTACTATTCAAGAAGGAACTTTAGTTCAAAATTCTCCAGCTCCAGATGTGCCGTTTACTAGCTGGTATGTTGAAGAATCTAGAATAAGAGGTGGTTTTAATAATACTAGCATTAGTTATGGTGCTAGAGCATATTTAGTTGAAACAGAACCTAATTCATCTATTAGATTTAACTCTTTAATATATTCAGGTATATTTAACTCTAGAACAGGTATTAATAATACTAATGTATTTAACGTTGGTCAAGATATAACTAAATCTGTTGATCCAGCTAATGGTAGTATACAAAAACTATACGCTGAAGATACAAACCTTATAATATTTCAAGAAGACAAAATAAACAGAGCACTTATAGATAAAGACGCTATATACTCCGCTGAAGGAGGTGGTAGTGTTACTTCATCAAACCTGGTTATAGGTCAGATAATACCTTACGCTGGAAACTTCGGTATAAGTAAAAATCCAGAAAGTTTTGCGGTGTATGGCTACAGAAAATACTTTACAGACAAGAGAAGGAACATCGTAGGTAGATTATCTAGAGATGGTATAACGGAGATATCTAACTATGGTATGATTGATTACTTTAGAGATGAATTATCTTCATTAGATACTACTTCTGAAAGTGGAAAATCTTATGGAGCTTGGGACATACACAATAAACAGTATGTTGTTAGTTTGCAAGAAGCAGCAACTACTCTAGTAACAACTACGACAAGCGCTGTGACAGGTGATATTATACCTGTAGATACAGCAGAAGGTATTGTTGTAGGTTTAATGGTTAGAGGTAATAGCTTAAAAACTGGTACAATAGTTACAGAGGTAAATGGCTTAGATATAACAGTAAACAAAGCACAAACAATAGGTAATGGAGAAACTATAAACTTCTTTGATTACGAAACACTTTCTTTTGACGAGTCTGTTCTTGGTTGGACAAGCTTTTTTAACTATGAACCAGAGCAAGCTTTTAGTTTAGGTAGTTGTTACTATTCAGTAAACGGCGGTAAGCTTTGGAAACATTACGATCACATATCTAGCAGAAACAACTTATATGGTGTTCAATATAATTCATCAATAGAGTTTATATTCAACCCAAATCCTAGTACTTCAAAAGTGTTTAAAACTATAAATTACGAAGGATCAAATGGTTGGGAAGTATCAAGCTTTAATGCGGCTAGAAGTTTTGAGCTTAATGATACCGCTAACAAGGTACTTAGTTTCGATGATGGTGCTTATACAGATCCAGATTATGGAGTTACGGTGCATGCTGGATTTGATAATAAAGAAGGTAAATACTACGCTAATCTAGTCAACTCTAGTCCAGCTACAACTGGAGAAGTTGTATTTGGAGCTAGTATGACCGGTGTTAAAGGGTATTATTCAACAGTTACAATAAAATCAGATAGTGATAACAGAAGTTTACCACTTGAATTATTCGCGGTGTCCTCAGACTATGTGACATCTGCTTACTAAATAAAATTAAATGCAATTAAATATTAGAAAATTAAAAGAGAGCGACTGGGAAACCTTATGTTCTTGGTGGGATGAGTGGCCTGAATGGCAAAATCCACCTAGAGATTTTTTACCTGATAATGGTAAAGGAGGTTTGATGGTTGAAAAAGACGTGCCTATCGTGGCAGGTTTCATATATTACACTAACTCTAAGGGAGCTTTATTAGAATGGGTTGTATCTAATCCAGATTACAAAGAAGCTGACAGAAAACAAGCTATAGCACTTTTAATAAATGCAGCTGAAGAAGTTTGTAGAAGTAATGGCGTAAAATATATGTTCTCTATAGGTAGAAATGAATCATTAATTAAAACTCA